GATGTTATTAGGATCGTTAAGAGGAGCAGGTCCACCATTATTAGCAGTCGGTGTAAGGCCAAATATACTGCCAACACTATTCTTGAAATTTTCAAGTTCTTGCTCAAGGTTTGCCGCGGTAGCAATACCACGAGCCGTCGGATTGCCTGGATAATCGTTCTGAAGCCAATATTCGATTTCAAGTAATGACATCGTGATTTCAGCCATTGTTGTTCCTCCCGTCTCACCAAAGAAGCTTGGTTGTCCACCAGGAGTAAAATTCACAGCAAATGATTCTATTACTGCAGGCTTAAATGTATATGAGAACGCTGAATTATTCGTTCCTGGAAGTGAAGATCCTGATACAGTGACTTGCACAATATTTGGATATGCAAGCAAAATTCCAGCAAAAGCGGAAGATGCTGCAGGCAATTGATTATAACGAAACGTATCAATAATCGTTTGTAAATCAATTGTCTCAGTACCATTTGCAGGAGCGAGTAACCATTTGAATGCATGTTTCTTGAAGGCGGGTGATTTGAACATCACAGACAGAAATGGATTAACGGCTAATCCTTGTGTCTGCAGAAATATATTTCCTCCTCCCGCAGTTCCTCCAGGACCTGCATTGAGTATCTTGACAGCACCTTGAGCAGTGCCCGCCTTGAGACCAGCGGCTCCAGCGTCTTTCCAGGATCCTGAATTCTGAAATTTAGCTAACGCTGCACCTGCAACCACACCAATCTCTTCAACCGCATAAACCACATCCTGGTGATCGACCATTGAATTAGGCATTGGTAATCTTACCGTACCTAATGGATTTAAGACGACAGACGAACCAGATGACTGCCCGCCTGCATTTGGCACGTTGTAGCTGTAAAAATTAAAAGTAAACCAAAAACCATAGCTTGATAGGTTTCGGGGGAATACCAGACTGGCCAAGAGCTAAATACCTTATTGTTTGTTGTGCACAGGTTATTTATGGCTTATTACCAGGGAAAATTCAGTCCTCGGAACCCACAAAAATATCGAGGTGATCCCACTCAGATACAATTTAGGTCAGGTTGGGAATTACGATTGATGGATTATCTAGACCGTCACCCCGAAGTTATACAATGGGCTAGTGAAGAAGTTATTGTACCCTACAGATCACCCATAGATGGGCGTGTTCACCGATATTTCCCTGATATAATCTATACATCATTACGAAATGGAATACGTGAAACTGTAATGGTAGAGATTAAACCACATGCACAGACAATCCCTCCAATTCTAGCCGAGGGCAAGAAAATCGACAGATCGTATAAGAAGAAAGTAATCACATACGGTATCAACTCAGCAAAATGGAAAGCGGCAAAGGCGTATTGTGCTGATAGAGGCTGGAAATTCCGTACGATGACTGAAAGGGATTTATTTTGAAGACAAATTACGATGATAATGAGAAAAAGAAACGAATTATATGGTGTCCAGTATGTGAGACTGAGATGATCAACATTTTTGAGTTAGTTAATCACGTTCAAGTCGACAAATGCGGTATGACTGTCGAACGATTAATTGCGGTTGGTGTGCTTGACGAGCATGAACTAAATAACTGATGGCATTTCTCTTCCAAAAAGTTGCAAAAAACAAAAAGATCACCAAGGCTGAACGTCTACCTTCGGATCAAGAGAAACGTGATTGGCTTCGTATGCTTGCAGGTAAAGCCAAGCGGGCTACGTTCAAGAGCACTCATGAAAAGAACCCTGAGCCCTTTAAGCGGCAACAGAGTATATCTGAAAATTCAATTGGTAAAATGTATACATTTACCTATGATCCGAAGACCAAAGACAAGCTGCCTTATTATGATATCCATCCTCTAATCTTCCCTATTGAATACTATTCAGATGGCATGTTGGGTATCAATATGCACTATCTACCTCCTGTTCTACGTGCCCAGCTTATGGATGCTTTGTATGAGACTATAAATAATGACAAGTATAACAAGACAACCAGACTGCAAATATCCTATGGCATCCTGAAGAGTGCGTCCAGTTATAGTTTATTTAAACCCTGCGTTAAGAGATATCTTTGGGGCCATGTGAGATCACCTTTCATTTATATTAGCCCTGACGAATGGGATATCGCCCTAATGCTTCCAACCCAGAAGTTCAAGAAAGCGACTGCAGAGACTGTTTGGGCAGATAGCAGAAATAAGGTTTAATGCCAGGTACCATCTTCGACGTCGCAGCATTCAGAGCCAACGTTGCTAATAGCAGCTTTGTTCAGACCAACAAATATGCTGTCTATATCACACCCAATTCAAAGCTGCAGGGATCGTTCATTCAATCACCAACAGCATCACAGACATTTGCACAAGTTGCGAATGAGTTGCAATATCGTTGTGTCGCTGCATCGCTTCCTGGTATGATTCTACGTACCCAAGATAATAATCGGATGGGTCTCGGTATTATGGAGAAGATGCCGTTTGGTGCTGCCTATACCGATGTAGATTTGTCATTTATATGCGATCGCTATGGTGATGTTTATAATTTCTGGTATGCATGGCTTAATTTCATCTTTGCGTCTGTAGGACGAGATTCTCCCCGTGGTGTCGTGGATAAAACGACACAAGGTAATGGAGCAAACGGTTTCAGGGAATATTACACCACTCAATACAAAGATAATTATGCTGCTATGATGGACATTCTTGTCTATAGCGATAGCGGCTATATTTCCACAGCCTACAAACTATTTCAGGCTTATCCTGTATCAATAAATGATTCTCCGTTAAGCTGGAGTGATCAAAATAATCTACTCAAACTTACTGTAAAAATTACATTTAGAGAATGGGCAATGGATGAAGGTGACGTGGTTATACAACAAAGCAAACCCGCAAAATAAAAACTGAGGTTTATTATGCAATTACCAAAGATCCAATACCCTACATTCACGATCAATATTCCACCAAATAACAAAGCTGTAGCCTTCCGTCCTATGTTGGTACGAGAAGAGAAGCTATTGCTTATGGCAAAACAGAATGAAGATCCAACTCTTATCCTATCAACTATTAAGCAGGTAATTAATAACTGTTCTCTTGATCAATCCTTCATGGTAGATCAAATTCCATTATTTGCACTTGAGTATGTCTTTATTCAGTTACGAGCCGCATCAGTTGGTAATGAGATTGAAGTCGCCTATACTGATTTTGAAGACGAGCAAACCCGCCAATTTAAGATCAATTTGAAAGATATCACGATTAAGTATCAGGATCCTGCTCCAGCACATACGATTGCGATTACTCCACATAGTGGTCTGGTAATGAAATATCCTCCTGCCGCTCTATATGAAGATAAAGATTTCTTGTCTGCAGAAGGAGAAGAAGCTTTCTATGCCCTTATCATCAAGTGTATTGATCAGGTTTATGACCAGGATAACGTCTACAATGGACAAGATTTCAAGCAGGAAGATCTAGCTGAATTTATTGAGCTACTTGATATAGCATCGTTTGATAAAATCCGTAATTTTATGGGTAACCTGCCAACTCTCTACTATAAGATCAGCTATAAGAATATCAATGGCGATACAAGGGATATTGAGCTGACAACGCTCTCCGATTTTTTTACCTTGCGGTGAGTAATAATACGCTAGAGAATTATTACAAGACAAACTTCTCACTCGCCCAGCATCATAAGTGGGATATACAATCCATAGAAAACCTAATCATCTTTGAGAAAGATATCTATGTCGATATGTTAATAGCATATATTAAGGATAGAGAAGAAGCAATGAAGGCTAGAACTTAAGTCTCTTTCCTCCACTTTTCAATATTCTTTTTCACGCATTCATTGCAGAATGTAACCTTATACCCAGGCTTGCGGACTTTATAAAACTGGTCCGCAGGCTTATCTTGTTGACATTGGGTGCAGAATTGAGTTTCAGGTTCATCAGCCATAAATGCGGTTCCTCAAGCGAGTACTCATACTGCTGTATTTGGCACTGTTAATCGTTACTAATGGAAAATCGGATGGATCCAATTGGCGGTTAAGGCGGTCTTCCAAACAACCAATACAGAGCATGCCAGAAGTGGTAGGCACAACGCTCAGCCAAATTTCAGTATGAATAAAATAATGTTCGTAGATCTTGCCTGTATCCACCTTGCAATCAAGGCATAGGAAACGACGGCGGCTCATATAAATCTCTGGGCCAATCCAATCATTGCCCCAAATACAGTAACCATCACAACACCAGCAATCATTGCCATTGAGTTATCATCTCAACATTTGTCAAGCTGACCCGCATGAGCATAAACTGCGGTACGGATCATCTCTTCGAGCATTTGACCTGGCTTGGTAAAACTCATGATGATAGTGCCTTCAAGGCTTTCTGATAATCAAATTCCGGAGGAGGATTGTTGGCCGCCTGGATCTCCTGGAGTCGTTTTTCGAAGTCGACAACGTTAGTAAGATCAGGCTTGCCAGGGCGCCAATCGCCAAGATGCTCAAGAGCCTTGTCGTTGTGCGCCTTTAGTGTGTCGACGATATCGGCAAACTCAGCCGGCTTAGCGACCTGCTCCTGGCGGGTGGTAGTGTATGGAACATCGACGAACACAGTCTTGGTGACTGGCACTTCCTTAATCACTTCACGTGTCGTCATCAACACACCAGTGACATCATTCTTCACCAGCCTATATTCCTTGCTCATCTGCTGAATCACATCAGTGAGGTCGTTATATCTCCTGGCCAACAAACGAATGCGGAAACCGAAGCCGTTTTCATTTGTGATTTTGATCCGAGGACGAGTATCCAAACGGTTCTGGCGAATTTCCATTGACCATTTATATGGTTTGTCGTCGTAACTCTTATCCAAAGCATGGAGATCCATATAAATCGGGGGCTGAGTGAAATAAAAATTCGGATAATCTTTGAAACGACCAGAACGAATCACGCCCTGTATACCATCATGGTGATTGTGCTCGCACCAAACGAGAGGAGGAGTCGGTTGCATATAATACCTATCTGAATAGTGGTATGTGTCGTACATTGGAGGCACAAGGAGCTCCATGTCGTCAGGAAGAATAGCACTTTGGAAGGATCCCCAGGCATCTATCAGCTTGAGGATCCTTCTAGATGCCATCAGATGAGGCCGGCCTCGACATCTTCCACGAGTCTCTGAGCCTCGGCATCACAAAGAGCGACGGTGCGCATCGCTTCTTGCCGCCGCTTCATGATCTCCTTCATCTTGCCGAGTGCTGCATCATTGGACTGCTTCTTCAGCGCATTCATCGCCTGTTCGACGAGGTTTGGCTTTTTGCCGCCTTGATTCTGCTGGTTCGAGCCTTCTTCTTCGTCTGCCACTTCATATTCCTTTGGTTGGTGGATGAACTAATAAATATTGCAAAAAAGGACTCTGAATGTCAATTGATGCGCAACGCATATATGCCGGTTCAGCTGGGGGAAAAAAGTATTTCTACGGTGATGACGGCAAGTTATATGACGAGGCTGGCAACGAACAGCCAGAAAAGCTGGCTGAAATACTTCGAGCCAATTTTCCACCACTTCCGCCTAATAGAGCACGCAAGAAACGCACAAAACCACAACTTGTGCAACCGTCACCGCCTACGCCAGATGAACAGAATGATGAAAAATATGAGTTGGTGGATGATGATAACGATCCATCAACTCCCCCAGTAAGACGCCTTCGCCGTACACGAGCAATTGCGGGCGCTATTACATCTGACATATTACGAACTGCATTTCCCGAGCTACATTCTGCTGCGACACGTTATCGCAAAGTCCTTAGACGTGGTCAAGTTACTGCAAATAAAAGCAAAACCAAGACCAAGACACAAGGGCAAAAGGAACGCAAAAAGGCTAACCGCAAGCGTAATGACAAAGAGCTTTCGCTTAAGATTGACCAAGTTTCATCGCAAGTTCGAACTAATGGAGAGCTGCTACGCCAGCAATTAACTGCTCTTGAGCGTACAACAGAATTGCTTGAAAAGATTTCCAATGGAACGAAATCTGGCGCTGAGAAGTCTGAAGGTGCCATCAGCAAGCTTGGTATAGCATTCTCTTCAATGAAGAATTGGTTATTGCCTGCTCTGGGTATTGCAGGCATTGCTGCTACGGGTGCGGCTGCTATCTATGGCAGCCACAGAAACATTAAGAGTGTTGAAGAAACTCGTCATGAAACAAATGAGCAGAAATACGGACCAGAGATGGCTGATCAAATTGATAAGCTATCATCCCTTAATCCTATTACGCATCTGAAGGATATTTGGGATCATATTCCAAAGACTGGACGTCCACGCTCCAAGGATTCAGTACTCAATAAAGATCAATGGGCACCGTATACACAACCAAACGGGGAGACTCCTGCGACTAAGGAGGCAGAATCTCGTAAGCCAAATGGCAAGACAGTTGAAATTAAAGGCGAAAATATATCATTTGAAGCCCGTCAAATTCTACTGGACGCTCGCAGCATAAAGATTAATCAGGGATCATCATCTGCTGGTATGACGATAGGAGGAAGTGTCTCCAATGGCATGGCTGGAGGTGGATCTGATCAATCTCCTCAAAATGGTGGAGGAGATCGCAGTGGCGGAGGAGGTAATCCTCGCACAGGACGAAATTCTTCACAAATTAGTGATGGATCAACTCCTGTAGGCTCTGTATTTAAATCAGATATCACATCGCCATGGTCACCTGGTGGGAATAAGGGTCCTGGCCAAGGTGGAGTTGCAGGTGGTACAGGTGCAATGACACTTGGTGGGCGAGTATACAACCGTCGTGGCAGTGCCGCTGATATTATCAGGAATGATGTCGGTCCAGCAATGAGGTTTCAGAAGCTCGGCAATGGCGGTGGTATTAATGAGAATGCAACTGGCACCGACAACATTGTAGGTAAGACAAGCGTCCAAGATCTACAAAACAATAAGCCATTCCAGGCGGCATTAGCTGACTTCCAGAAGTCATTCCCGCAAGTGACTAGCGAGGATATCTACAGAACGATTAAAGGTGAGTCATCCTTCAAGACAAATATTCAACCCAATAGCTCTGGTTATGCTGGGTTATTTCAGATGAACACCAAGGACATTAAGGCTGCTGGTTATCCAGGAGACTTGCAACAGTTCATCAATGAGCCAGCTCATGTACAGTTGGAATATTGGAAGAAGACATTCCAAAGCCAAGGGTTTAAGGCTGATACTTTAAACAATACAGGGCTTGCCAATGCCGCAGGATCACCTAAGTGGCAAACAATGCCTGGTGACACCGAGATATATCCACAAGGTAGTGCCGCATGGGCATCTAATCCGGGATGGAGAGGTCCTGATGGACGCATCACGAAGGATAGTATCGTTAATTATTACAATACTCGCAATGCGCTCTCAAAGGAAGAGAAGCAAGTTCTAACGGATACGACTACTCCAAAGAAGATACAAAATGCCAGCGCAAAGAATATCAAGAACCTAACACTTACATCTGACATGTTAACTAATGCTCCTATGGCCAACATGAAAGCCCTTGGAGGCATTGCTGACACTGCTGATAAGATGGAAGAAAAGAACGACATCATGGTGGCTAAGCCAGCAGATGAACCCATTAAAGCCCCTCTTACTCCGTATATTAATGAGACCAATAAAATTGGTGGTAGTGGTATTTCCACTGATTTAAAGGATGATAAGAAAGGTACATGGTCATGGAAATCAGAACCGACTAAAGCAGGACAGCCAAACTTTGGTGATGGTGCTCCAAAGGTAGACAAGATTGAAAAGAGTAATAATCCGTTATCTAAGAGTCTTGGTCTAGATGACATTGATAGACGTCCTATTGATAATATCGGACCTACACCAGGAGAAATACCTGATACTCAAGATACATCAGGTTCATATCATCGTGATTCCCAGGACATGTCGGAAGAAACGGATAGCCCAATCGAAAAGAGTGAAGGTAATCGTTCAAGACTTAATGACAGTAATGGTGCAAAGAAACCAAAACCAATCCGTAAGGTCGATTTGGACAAATACTATCCACAATATCCAAAGACGACTGAAGCCGGTTCAGTTGTAGGAATGACAGTAGCATGATAACAAATATACTTGCAGGATTAGGAAGAGATCTACTCAAGCAGGCTTTTCCTTCTGTCTATGAGAGAGTTGCTAATAGAACGATTAGCAGCACTAATCCTCTTTCTAACGATAGAGACAAACCTCCGTTAATCAAGTCAATAGATGCTTTACATACAATGGTAAAGCAGAGCAATGAGATTGCAACTGACAGTCTTGAGGCACAGCTAATACAAAATGATGTATTAGGTAAAATCCAAGCATCTGGATTAGGTACTCATGCATCTGCGGGTATCCTTGATTGGCTAGAGAAATTTATGCCAAAGGGTGTCAATAGTGCTTTGGGTATCGGTGCTGAAGTAGTTGGTGGAGGTATTGCTGCTAAACAAGTTACTCGTATGATTCGTGGCAAGAATGGCCGATATATGAGTGCTAAGCAAGCCGCTGCCAATCCAGAACAAGTAGCCGTTGATACGGCCAAAGTAACTCCTAAGAATGCGCTGGGTGGTCGTGTCGGTAGAGTTGTGCGTTCCGGAAATAAGTTAATGCGATTCTCTCCAATCATGACAGGTGCCTTAGGCGCATATGATGCATATCTGGAGGACGGCAGCCTTGCTAAAGCAGGAACTGTTGGTGTTGGTACTGGGCTAGGTGCTTGGGGAGGTGGTGCTCTTGGTGCAAGCATTGGTCAAGCTCTTATTCCAATACCTCTGCTTGGTGCTCTAATAGGTGGTTTTGTTGGTGGTTATGCAGGAAGTTGGTTGGGTAATAAGACAGCGACTGTAGGATACGATCTCATTACAGGTCATCCTACTGATAAAGGTGGATCTCTACAAGCACAATTGATCCGATATCAAGCTGGTGATATCCTATCACTTAAAGCCCAAGAGATCATTATCTCTGCTCTGGAGATACAAGGGCTAGCACAACAGAAGGCAAAGTCGCCTGTGTTTCGTCCCGGTATTACACCAGGCAATTACACTAATCCAGATATTAAAAACCATGGCACTGTTACATATGGTAACGGCAATCCACGAACTGGTGGACCAACCAAATACAACCCTGACCAAAAGCCTGATATCGATTATACTGGGCCTGGAACAGGTGCCTATGACTCAACCACAGCAAAAGCAAATTTTATGCAGCCTGGTACCCAATATGGCAATCCAGGGGAGAACATTGTGCAAGTTGAGACTGAAGGTGGTCATAAGTTCAACATCAACTCTGCTTCTGCTCCGGCATTTAAGCGCTTTATTGAATCAGCCGAGAAAGCTGGAATGCCGCTAGGTAACATTGGTGGTTATAGTCCTCGTCCGGGTGGTATTGCGGGCTCTGGTAGAATGAGCCAGCATTCAATGGGCAATGCTATGGATATTGGCAGTCAATCTGCAAGAGACGTGATCTCTCCTGCAACAAGACAATGGATTGAATCACATCCAAATCAATTCCGCAAAATGTTAAATGAATCAGGAATGATTTCTGGTGGTGACTGGAGAAATCCTGATCTCGGACATATTGAATGGTCAGGTAGAAAGCCTTGGCTTGAAGATGAACAAGGTAAAACGCTGGCTATTCCAGATCAAAAAATACCAGAACAGCCCACACAAGCAACAATCCAGCCGCAACAAACAAAGCCGCCTCCAGGCCCACTATCATACGATGTGGACTTTCCACAAGCAATAAAAGCCATTCGGGCAAAATATCCCGCCTCCGCTATGGTGGGTGATGATTACATTAAAACACAAATGATAGCTGAACTCAAGAAGAATAATCCCAATTTGCAAATACACGGTAACAGACTTACCGGCGATAGTGCAGAAATGGTTAAGCTACGCCAGGGTATTCAAGATAACCTGGGCGAGGATCCTTCAAATTACCTAAAGCCGGTTGCAGAACCTAAGGTAGTACCTGTTCCAATACCGGCACAAAATCCTGAGGTGCAAAGACTACGTACGGAAAAGAACAAACTGCACAAGGAATTAAAACGTGCCAAAAAGGACATAAAGAAGGATACCAGCAATAAGCATGATGATGCAGACGAACATCATATAGAGGAGCCTAAAGATACTACCAGAAGCGATCGAGCGATATGGAATATTAATCCACAACTTCATGATGATAAACATCCACAATAAAAAAGAGCGGGGTTTAGGCCCCGCTCTTCCTAATCAGTCGCTGAGAATGCAATCCCGCACGTCACTGATCAGTAGGGAAGTTCAATCACCTCGTTCTTGGTGAGATGGTCGACGATCTTCTGCTCGATCGGGAAGTCGCCGAATTGAGCAACGATTGCGACAACGCCGTCACGCAGGACATAGACGATCGGATCACGCTGCAGAGCACGAATGCGGGCCGCTTCTTCCTGCTGGGCTTTGATACCGTCCCGCATCAAACTGCTCAGTGGCGGATTGAATGCAAGGGCTTGCGGAACGGCCGCCGTCCTGGCATTGAACTCGGTATGCCGGGAAAGCTGCACCAAAACCGCCTGGACATCCTTCGGCGGAGTCGGCAAGATGACCTTCACGATTTTGGTATTGCGCTCGCCAGTTTCCTGACGATCACCAATCACCTTTGAGAGAAAGGAGTAACGGTGACCGAACAATGCCGTCACCGCACCCATCATCCAGCGATAAGTGACTGATGACGCTGTCACCAGCGCAAAAAAGCTGGCGATGCAACAACCGATAAACGACCAGCCCATGCCAGCGGTCCAGGAGATATCGTGATAATAGCTGTTGATGCCGAAGAAGCTTGCACCACCAGCCGTGATGAAAAGCATCACCGAAACTGCAATCGTAGCGATGATGCCGATGTCCTGGAACAGGCCGACGGCTGTGCCGACACTGAAGTTCACCTCGCCGGAAGAATCCGACTTGAAGTCGATTAGCTTGGACTGGTCACAAATCTTCTTCCATTCGGCCACAGGAAGAGAAGCAAGCAGCTTGATGCCGGCCCCACAGGAAGAGAAGCAAGCACCTTGATGCCGGCCTTCTTGAGATCAGTGACGAGCACGGCACGATCATGAGCATATTGTTTCATGCTCTCAATATGCCGGTTACGTAGGGCTGAACGATGGTCCTCATTGACCACCGGAAAGCCGCCGGCATGGACCGTGGACCGTTTGACGATCTCGGCTTCAACGGTCTTCGGAATGACCTTGCCATCAGCTTGTCGTTGAGTGAAGTCCTTGTAACTCTGGTTCAGTGTTTGAAGACTCATGATGAGCTCTCTGTTGGAGTTGCAACACCAGAGACTTTATACTTAAAGCAGGTTGTGTCAATTCCCTGTTTTACGAATTAGGATCACGATCTGCTGCAAGACTTTATCATAGTCTTTGCGGCTAGGTTTCCACTCTTCTAGCAATAGGCGTGAAGCCATTGCATTAGCGATCTTTTGCAGTTCTTCTTTTGTGCTCATGATTACATTGTAGCAAAAGAAAAAAGGAGCCGCAAGGCTCCTTCTCACTTAATCGTCTTCGTCTAGACTTTGGAACCACTTCGCGGTCTCATCATCCTCTTCCTCTAGCTTCGGTTCTGTTGCTGCCGGAGTACGTTTTGCTTCAGCTCTACGTGGCTCTGGGGCTTCACCTACTGCTTCTTCTGCACGGCTTCTAACCGGTGCGGAACCATCAAGTCCCAGAACCTTTTCAAGCTTAGCTTTTAGTTCTTCGTAAGACTTAAATTGGTCTGGTGCAAGGAATGCATTAAGCGGAAGAGTATCTGCACGTTCCATGATTGCCATCATTTCTTCGTCATCAGCAAGCGGACCTGCCTTTGCAAATTCACTCTTGTCGTAATTGCGGTAACCTTCCACATTACGGATCTTCAGCTTAAAGTTAGCGCCTTCCCATAGATCAAATGGGTTCATTGGTTCTTCATCCTCAAACTGAGGATTCATGGCTTCGTTTAGCTTGTCGAAAAGCTTCTTACCAAACTTCCAAAAACGTACAGTGCCATCGTTCTCCGGATTACCAGAATCCTGTACAATGTACACTCTAGCAATAAAGTGAAGTCTGCGCTTATACTTTCTCGCAAGTTCCTTATCGCTTTCAAGGCCACTATTCCACAGCTTGTTATTGTATTCAGAGACAGGGTCCTGCTTACCAATTGTAGTTAATGAATTCTCGAAATACCATGAACCAGACGGACCTTGGAAACCGTGGTCAAACACCCGTATAAACGGGGCATCATCGTCATCGTCATGTGCGGGTAGGAATCTTAGAACGGCATAGCCATTGCCTGCTTTGTCAACGGTGGGCTTCCAAAAACGTTCATCGTCTTGGGGACCTTGACTCTTCTGGTTAACCTTCTCTAACTCTTTGGTTAGTTTATCAAGGGCCTTCTTGCCAGAATTAGCACGCAATTTTGCGAAATCAACCATAGTATTCTCCTTATTATTATATTGGTTGTATGTTTTGTATTTTGAAATATTTGTCCTAAATGGACTTAGTATTTAGCTGACATTATCTGTCAGCAAACTCCTCCGCCATAGCTTTACGGAACTTTGTTCTGTCATATGTGATGAACGGAGTGTACTTTTTGATCTTCATAATCAGGTCTTGCATCACTGGATCGTATTCGTAATGACTCGTCCAGTCTGTGATGCATCTGGCCTCTGTGGCCACTATACAAAGAGTTTCCAATGTTATCTCTTTGGAAAAATATAATAGCACAATATTTGGATGAGTGCTAGACATTTTTAGGTTGTCTTTGAACTCATTTTCCAATTTCTTGATGTCTTGTTTGAAGATATAGAACAGTGAATCAGTTATTCTCACATGTTCTTGATAAATGTACTCAGCTTCTTCGCTATAAGCAATTGTTCCAACCCATACCTTTGGATTAACAAGCATATTAGCGAGTATAAACCGCTGTGGATCTTTATGCTTACCGATCTTTGCACAAAATATCTTCGCTTTTTTGTAACTTGCTGAGTTTAGCGAAGTGTTTATCCTACCGTCATAACGGTGGTAATCGTAGGTTGATCCAAAATGGGCTTTTAATGCAATGAAGTGCTTATATACCGTTTCAGCGTTCATGCCAGTTCATTATATGTTTCCATGAATGTTTTATACAGGCCAAGTTCACGACCAAAGGCATCTATCTCCCAAGGCGAATAGAGCCAATAGTCTTCATCTGTGTAGCAGTAATAGATGTCTCCCCGCCATTTGCATTTATTCACGTCTGTACGATAATCTTGCAATTCGCCCGAAGCGTATTGCTTTACGTGTACCATTTCATGAGCAAGGGAGATCAGAGTAAGTCGCCATCCAAGGCGGGCATCTATTTGGATCGTAAAGTCCCGTCCGAATCTGGGACTATCATTCCATGTACAAGTGCCTTTGTATTTGATTTCGTCAAATACAACTTTTAGCTTTATGTTCTTATTGAGATGTTTGGAAAGTAGTTGTCGCCCAAAATACCGTACGGCTTCCCGACAGTAATTAGCATCTATTGAATCGGGTTTCCCGATAATTGATATCTGCATTGGGCGAATCTCCTGTTGCCCAATATTTAGCGCTAAAAGGGTAGCTTAGCAGACCCGCTAGGCTTAACAAAATTTAATTTCTCAGCCTCAATCTGCATCTTTGCAGTGAATACCGCATCTCGTTTAATGAGGTCGGCTACTAATTCCACCTCAATATCGTTGGATTCGCAAAACTGGACAATACCATCGATATAATCCAGCTCATTTTGCTTGCAAAAGCGCTCAATGCGCTCCAGGAGGGTCATATCAAGAAAGGTCAACATCAAGACCCTTAAAGAGGTAATACGCAACCCCAACCATAAACTGTGCAAGACGGAATGACAGGAAGGCAATAACTAAATTCATTATGGGTATAAAGTTCGTCATATACCAAGCGAAGTATATGACGAACAGTGATAGCACCGTAATGAGTACCCCAGAGGTTCTATCTCTGAGGAACGTCGTTCGCGGTTTAGTCATGATCGTATTCGTCTACCTCAAAGCCCTTAGGCGTTGCAACGACCTTGGCATGATCACCAAACGTCGTTTCAAAGATGGAGTCAGGCAGCTTGCCAATCTGCTTAGCGAACTTCGAGAAGTTCTTGGACTCACGCTCATAACCTTTCAGCTCACTATATGTGCTGATGGAATTGGAGCGCTCTTCGGCATAGTAGTCCTCTTCATCTTCAACAATCTCGCCAACCATCGCATACATGTCATGTACGCCAAAGTAGCAAGTGTCACCGTCATTGAAGTGAGGAGTGTACTGCACCCACTCGATTGAGGTAATAGCCGGATTCTCCTTGAAGAATTCCTTGAAGGCACCTTGCAATGCGGCCTTGGCCTTAGTCTGAAATTCTGTTTCCACTTTAGTGAACTCAGCAACGATAGTCGAAATCACGTCAGTCAAAATATAATCCTTTTGGTTTTGGGGGAATTACTGGTCTAATAGTTCCATCATCAACTTCAGTTACTGAAATCGATGGTCCTCTAAATTGTCCGTCTATAAAAACATTCTGGTCGTTTACAAACTCAGTATTAACTACAACTCCTTCTTCTGGAATTGGTGTGGATCTCGGGCCATCTGTATTACCCATGGCATATAATTGTTCCATGAAGTCATCTTTTGGTCCATCTTCCATTGGAATGAAAGACTTGGTAACCTTTGCACCAGCTCTACCCATCATCCATGGTTCGATTGGCATACCTTTGAACCACTGTTCCATAGTTGGGATAAATCCCAAATCTTCCTGGACATGTTGTTCAGCTATATCTCTAACAGAATATCGTTTGTAATCCGAGTTTAATCTAGTTGTGCCAAACACCCGCTCTACAATGTAGATGCCAAATGCAGAATGGAATATGGCACGATGGCGAACGTCAGGAACTGACGACTTGCTGGAGTCCATGTAATCATGGATGTCGATGTAGTCATCTGGCACACCACCAAATTTGGCCGCAGAAGACTTTGCATGTATGTAGGGTTTAATTTTCCTTCTCCTATAAATAGCAGTATGAATTACAGCATATACAAATTAACAAACAAACTCAACGGTAAAATCTACATTGGATACAGCCAATGTCCTGATAAGCGTTGGTCCGATCATCAAAAAGCAGCCATTAAGGGATACAAAGGTGTTCTGTATAATGCAATGCGCAAATATGGAATAGAAAATTTTACATTTGAAGTAATATACGTAAATTCAAGCAAAACGAAAACCAAAAATATTATGGAACCAAAACTCATCAAAGAATACAATTCTTTAGTTCCAAATGGATATAATGTCGCACATGGTGGCGATGGTGGATCAACTAGATGCGGAGCTATATTATCTGATGAAACAAAACGAAAGATATCCGAAAATACTCGTAAGGGAATGGCCGATCCTGAATTACGTAAACATTTATCAAAACAGAGAAAAAAGCGGATAACTAAAGATATAACCCGCTTACGTATGTCAGAAGCTAAAAAGACCAAACGGTGGTATTCCCATCATGAGCTTCAACAAGCAATATTCAGAGAAGAAAGTGATGCAGAAGAACTTTTATCACAAGGCTGGGTTCAAGGTAGATTGTATGGATTTGACCCCCTAGCTTGGAGAAAATAATGGCGACCACTGAGGGACTCGAACCCCCGACCTGAAGCTTAGAAGGCTCCTGCTCTATCCACTGAGCTAAGTGGCCATAAAGACACTATAGCATTAATCTCTTGGAGCGTAAACAGGTCCTTCGTACTTGGCACCTCGCCGCATACGGTCCTTCATCTCCGCCTGCAGTTCATCAAAGTGCCACGGATAGTAATTGCTTACTTCGGGACATATGTTGATATGATTGATTGTTGGGGACGCATTCTGATGGATGTGACCATGGACATTGAAAATGCCCTTAACGCTACTAAGGTGAAGAGGAATATGACTACAAGTAAACGGAATAATACCGTCTTCACGAAATACTCTCCAAATATTTGTCTTCTCAAAAAATGGAACTAGCTGGTCAATTGGATCATGGTTGCCTGGTATTAACCGATGCTTGCCATGAAACTGATGAAAGAGTTCACGAAACTCCTTTGTGATACGAAATGCAATATCGCCTAGCCAATACACCTTATCAAAAGGCTTCACACGTTCATTGTGGCAGGTTAGAATACAATCATTCATTTCTTCAATGTTAGCAAATCCAGGACGAATCAAATTGCCTGTATTGCTATCAGTGAATGTTAGAATGTTGCGATGAAACAGATGTGGATCTGTTGTAAACCAAATATTACTCATCGATTAAATAAAATATCCCAAAATGATCTAGGTGGGGGAAAGACTTCAAAGAGTACGGCGTCTGGTCCGCAGACACCTCGTTGAGAGCGAGCCTCATAACAACTAGGCGTCTTTGGTCCATAAACTACATCTTCATCAAGACCTGATAACGGATGTTCGCATCTAGACCATCTGGATATATATTTACAATCTTTACAATATTTCATTTTGCCTCAAATAGGAACCTCCGGCACTTGGCCGGAGGATAGATAGTAACGGGATCATCTTTTTTTCATCCATTGAAAATATTTGCGGAAATGATCCCAAACTGAAATTAGAAGTTATACTTCTCCTTGGAGACTGTCTCCATCATGATACCGTACGGCGTAAAGTCAGCACCACCAATGATGCTGGTCATCAACGCAGGGCTGAATCCTGACACCAGAGCCACTCCCGAATCATCGTAACGAGCCGGCTGGTTGCCATACGATGCATTCAGATTCCAGAACACCACCTGGGGAACATTGTAGCCTGCATTCTCGTATTTCCGGCGAATCATCTGCAGAGCAGAATCATCATGGCGTACACAGTAGTTGAACTGCATATCCGAAAGGATCAGGATCGTCTTCGGCATGTCGGTCTGCGGAACATTGTTCTGCGTGGCAACACGGAGAATCTCCTCAAATGCCGCATGCAGGTTAGTGCTCATTTCCCACTGGGAACGTTCCATCTGGTGCAGCTTGGCAAGCAGATCACCCTTCAGATGCATCAGCTTTGAGTTGTCCGAGAACGTCAGGAATGTATCCTTGAATGCACCCGTATTCTTGTCTGCAATATACAGACCCAGAGACAATGCCACATCAAGGCAAGATACATTGCTCTTGCTGCCGTAACCACCAGCAGGACAGGTCATCGAACCTGACACGTCAACAACGGCGATTGCATTGGCATCGCCAACATAGTTGGGCAGAGCATCCCACTGTGCCAGAGCAACCT